TCACGGACAATCCGCTACGGGCCGCGCTGGGGGCAATGGTGGTTCAGGTGTTGTAATCCTCAAATACCCCGACACCGCAACACTTACCATCGGTGCAGGACTTACCTCATCTACAGCAACTTCCGGCGGGTACAAAATCACGACGTTTACCGCCGGTACTGATACAATCACAGTGGCTTAAGGAGCAGCAATGGCACACTACGCATTCATTAACAGCAATAACATTGTCACCCAGGTCATTGTCGGGCGCGACGAAGACGATTTGGCAGAAGGTGTTACCTCCTGGGAGGAGTACTACGGCGAGCGCATGGGCGAGCGTTGCCTCCGCACGTCCTACAACACGGTGGGTAACCAGCACACCGAGGGTGGCACCCCGTTCCGAGGTAACTACGCAGGCATCGGCTTCAAATACGATGAAGACCTGGACGCTTTTATTCCACCGAAGCCTTACGCAAGCTGGACCCTCAGCGACTCCTACCTTTGGGAAGCACCTGTCGCATACCCTGAAGACGGCGAGCAGTATGTCTGGAACGAAAACCAGAAAAACTGGGAAGCAGTGGTAGAGTAAAAACATGGCCGCACTAGACTTCCCCGCATCACCCAGCGACGGTGACATCTACGAAAATTACGTATACAATGGCACCATAGGAGCCTGGGTGCTCGCAGCATCCTCCGGCAACGTCGTAGTATCCGGTGGCGGAGGATTCGACACCACATTTCTACTTATGGGAGCGTAATTAATGGCTAACGCATATAAAGTTTTGGCACAGTCTGCGCCTTTGGCTACGACTGCTACTGACGTGTACACGGTGCCTTCGTCTACGGAGACGATTGTGTCGACGATTATTATTGCTAACCGTGCAGCTTCAAGCGGTACTTTTCGCCTGTCGGTGCGCCCTAATGGGGCTGCTCAGGCTGACCAGCATTATATTGCGTATGATGTTCCAATTGCGGCTAATGATAGTACGACGTTGACTTTGGGTATTACGTTGGATGCTTCGGATGTTGTGACGGCGTATTGTTCGAGTGCTGACATGTCTGTGAATGTGTTTGGTACTGAGATTACGGCGTAGGGGGTAGCATCTAATGGCTGTTACTTCTATGTCGAGAACTACCCTTACCAGTCTGGGCAAGCGTAACAAAATGTCCCCTGCTACTGGTGGACCGTTCTCCGCTACATATCTTGTTATTGCTGGCGGTGGTGGCGGCGGCGGAAGCAACCAGGGTGGCGGTGGCGCAGGTGGTTATCGGTGTTCGGTTAGCGGTGAATCCTCCGGAGGTGGAGGTAGTGCGGAATCTCCCATTGCTGTATCGGCAGGTTCTTACACCATAACCGTTGGCGCTGGTGGTGCCACCGGCGGAAATAACGGCAACAATTCTGTCTTTAGCGCTGTCACTTCTTTGGGCGGTGGATACGGTGGTGTGTCCAACAACGCCTCTGGCGCTTCCGGCGGGTCCGGCGGTGGTGGTGGTCGCTTCTCAAGTTCTGGAGGTGCTGGAACTGCTGGGCAAGGCTATAACGGTTCAGGCGGAATCGTTGGACCAGTAGACCCTGCTGGTGGCGGTGGTGGTGCCGGAAGTGCCGGAACGAACTCAGGTGGAAGTTCCGGTGGTACTGGCGGAAATGGTGTTTCTTCGTCAATCACAGGTTCGGCGGTCACGCGCGGTGGCGGTGGTGGCGGTGGTCCCAGCGGGGCAGGCGGCACTGGTGGCGGTGGAAGCAACACGACACCTGGAACCGTTAACACAGGCGGTGGTGGTGGGGATAGTTCCGCTGGCGGTTCCGGACTGGTTGTGTTCTCAATATCAAAAGACGCTATCGTACAGTTCTCCGCAGGTGTAACCTCTTCAGTCACTAGAATTGGGGACCAAGATGTTTATACTGTCACAGCCACTAGCACTACTTCAGAAACGGTGACAATATCGTGAGTCACTTTGTTAAACTAGATGAGAACAATGTCGTGACTTTCGTGACCGTAGGCAGGCAGGAAGATGATGGGCTGGAAGCGGAACTGACCGCGCGCACTGGCGATGTATATCGTCAGACTTCTTACAACACCTACGGGGGTGTCCACTACACAACCGATGATGACGGCAACCGTGTCCCTAGTGAAGACCAATCTAAAGCGCTCAGGAAGAACTACGCTGGCATTGGTTTTACCTACGATGCTGACCGCGATGCCTTCATTCCACCTCAGCCTTTCGAGTCTTGGGTTCTCGATGAGGACACTTGCCTATGGGAAGCACCTGTGGCTTATCCCGAGGATGGCGCAACCTACTCGTGGGATGAAGAGTCCGGTGCCTGGATTGAGGTAACCGATGAAACTGCTTAACCCCGCACCAGGACGCCCCGTAACCTCCCCCTACGGACCCAGACGACACCCCCTCACAGGTGAACTCGGCAAAATGCATCACGGTGTCGACTTTGGAGGCACCTTTGATGTGATTTGTGTCGCAGACGGCCTTATCGACCACGTAGGCTACTCCGCGACAGGCGGAGGACACGTTGTCATCATCAAACACGCCCCCAACCTGTACAGCGTGTACTACCACGGCAGAGAACGTACCACCTGGAACAAAGGTGACCGCATCGCTGCAGGGGCAAAGGTTTACGTTAGTGGCTCAACTGGTGCCAGCACAGGCCCTCACCTCCACTTCGAACTACGCAAATCACGCAAATGGGGAGACACGCAGGACCCTCAAGCGTTCATTGACCGCGAGGTTACTGTCGACACCAAACCCAGTGTGCTGAAAGTTGACGGCAAACTAGGTAAGCACACGTGGCGTAAGTTCCAGGAAGTGCTCAAACGCGACTGGGGTTACGAAGGCATTGTCGATGGCAAGCCAGGACCTATGACTTACAGGGCAATTCAGCGGTCTGCTGGAGCCAAAGTGGACGGTATTTTCGGCCTAGAGACCCGCAAACTAGTTCAGAAACGCCTAAAAGGTAGTGATTTTTACCTTGGTGAGTTGGACGGTATTTGGGGGCGCGGTACAATTACTGCGTTACAAAGAGCACTAAATCAAAATCATTACTAGGAGTTATGATGACTGAGTACCTAACCTATTCCGCAGAACGTGCGTTGAAGACCGCGGCACAGACTGCTGTGGCAGTTATTACTGCTTCGCAGGTTGCGGGCATCCTTGAGGTGTCGTGGCTTGACGTGGTGAGCGTTTCAGCGCTTGCTGGTGTTGTGTCTTTGCTGACTTCTGTTGCTAACTATAAAGGTAAAGCAATAGACGGTAAGTAAATGAAAAAGGCCCCCGAGGGGGCCTTTTTTATTGGCAGCTGTCGCAATTAAGAGCTTCCATGGGGTCTACGGGACACGCTACTCCACCAACAAACTCGACATTATCCATATTTTGCTCCTTTTTACGCTAAGATTGTCCAGACGGTTAGGACATTTATGAAGATACTTTTGTTAGACCTTGAAACATCGCCAAACTTGGCTTATGTGTGGGGTCTATGGAATCAGAACGTTTCGATAAATCAATTGGTTAGTTCTACCGAAGTTATCTGTTTCGGTGCCCGCTGGTATGGGCAACGTAAAGTCCACTTTAGCTCAGTCCATCACGATGGTAAAGCCAACATGCTTAAAGCTATACATGAGCTTTTAGATGAAGCGGATGCTGTTGTGGGCTGGAACAGTGCGGGCTTTGATGTGAAGCATTTGTACCGCGAGTTTATTGAAAACGACATGCTGCCGCCGTCTCCGCATAAGGAAATTGATTTGATGCGTGTCGCTAAGCAACGGTTTCGGTTCCCGTCTAACAAGCTGGATTATGTTGCCCAGAAGCTTGGTATGGGGGCGAAGGTTAAGCACAGCGGGTTTGAGCTGTGGATTAAGTGCATGTCAGGTGATGATAAGGCTTGGCGTGAGATGAAGAAGTACCAGATTCAGGACGTAAACTTGCTTGTTGGTTTGTATGAGAAGTTTTTGCCGTGGATTAAGAATCACCCGAACCGAGCCCTTATTGATGGCAGGCCTGAGGCTTGTGTGTCGTGTGGGTCGGACCATTTGCAGTCTCGTGGTTTGGAGACTACGGCTACGGCTCGGTACCGCAGGTTTAAGTGTGCTGATTGTGGCAAGTGGCAACGTGGCAGTAAAAGCGAGGCTACGAGTACAATGAGAAGCATTTAGGAGGTAGTTATGTCTATGTTGTCGTCTGACGAAAGCCCCAGCTTGTTTGGTGCTGACGAGAACCCAAAACCTCCCGCACAAGCTGTGGAGGATTTTCACACGAATAGTGATTTGGATGCCCGTGCGGAAGCACAGCACCACACTTTAGGTCCTGGCCCTAACCAGGCGTCCCCTGGCGACCACGTACATGATGGTGGTGACTCTGCCTTGTTGTTGGAGGGTCAAACGATTGCGGGTTCGCGGGCAACGGATGCTTGGCGTTTGTCGGTTAATGCTATTCTTGTTCGTCTCGGAGCCACTGACAACTCGACGGCGTAATGCCTACGAAGCAGAGACAACCGACACCGGCTGAGCTTTTACAGCTTGCCGTTGCTGAGCTTGACCAGTCAATTCACAAACCCAACATTCTTAATTATGGGGAAAGGGATTACCCGGAGCAGCTCAGGTTTCATAAATCTGACAAACGTGGGCGGTTTATTTCTGGAGGTAACCGTGGAGGAAAAACCGACGCTGAAGTCGTTGAGTCTATCTGGTGGGCTACAAATACTCACCCATTTCTTAAGCGCCCACCTTCATGGGGGTCTGGACCTGTACAGCTTAGGTTTGTCGTTGTAGACGTTGCCAAAGGTATCGAACAGATTATTTTGCCTAAAATGAAAAGGTGGATACCACGTTCTTACCTTAAGGATGGTGATTGGTCTAAGAGTTGGGATGCAACCAACTACATTCTGACGTTCGACAACGGGTCAACAATTGATTTTGTTACCTGGGGTATGGACATGATGAAGCTGGGTGGTGTTCCTCGTCACGGAATCTTCTTTGACGAGGAGCCCCCTCAGAACATTTTTAACGAGTCCATGATGCGTCTGATTGACTACAACGGGTTTTGGGTTATTGCGGCCACACCAACTAAGGGTATGGGTTGGACGTTTGATTTGCTGTGGGAGCCTGCGAAAGAGGGCAAGGCGGAGGAAATTGACACGTTTACCCTGTCGGCTGAGCAGAACCCGTACATTGAGGCTGACAATGACGACATGAACTTTTACATGATGGGGATGAACAAGGAAGAGCGGGATATCCGTGAAAAGGGTGACTTTGTTGCTCGTAGCGGTCTGGTGTTTCCTGATTTTGGCCAAAACATTGACCGTTATTTAGTGGATTTTGGTCCTGGTGATGTGCCTAAGAACTGGGCTGTGTACGCCTCTGTCGACCACGGTTTGAACAACCCGACGGCTTGGCTGTGGCATGCGGTGTCTCCGACAGGGGATATTGTGACGTTTGCGGAGCATTACCAGTCAAACATGATTGTGTCGGAGCACGCACAGCTGGTGAAACAGCGGGAGCTTAGCTGGGGTCGTAAACCTGACTCTGTAGAGCGTATGGGCGACCCTGCGATGCGACAACGCAATGGGGTGACTGGGACATCGATTATTCAAGAATATGCGCTCCACGGGGTTTACGTGAACGTTGAGGGCATACCCCACGATGTGATGGTCGGTATCGAAAAGATGCAAGCATACTTTAGACGCCGTAACGATACCCGTTGGGGTTCAGACCGGCCCAAATGGGTTATTTCTCGTAACTGTGCCAACTTTATTCGTGAGCTGAAGAAGCTGCGGTGGTCATCGTATAGCTCAGACAAGATGGCGTACGAGATGAATAAGCAGGAAGTTGTACACAAAAAGGACGACCACGCTTTCGACTCTGCCCGCTATTTCGCTACGACACGACCTGATTTAAAACCTGTCGATGATTCGGCGGGTACCCAAGACGCTCCCACTACGCTAAGATACGAGGAGCTGCTTTTGAAAATGCGAGAAGACCCCAATGTCGAGTTCGCAGAAGATAGAGCACGAGATGACGGACCTACCGTTATCGCAGAATATGGAGATTACTACTAATGAGCAGATTCTTCCTAACGGACGCCCCAGCACTCGCCCCCGGTGTTTGCTGGATTACTAGGACAAGCAAAGGCCCATTCATTGACACAGGTGTAGACCTGAGCAAGAACGTCATTGACCGAGGCCGAATCTACCTGTCGGTAGAAGCATTACGAGAGATGGCTCAGTTGGCTGGGCTGTTTGACGAAGGAGAGCCTCAGACTGCTGTACTTAAGAAAAAGCAGTGGTACGAAGAAGGCTACAACGACGCAATTAAGGAGCTAAAAAGCGATGTTATCAATAATTTTGTTGAGCGTGTTCTCACTGATTCTACTGTCCCTGCTGGTGCTGCAGTACCTGTGGAGCCAGAAAGCAATCACACAGCTGCTGGAGCAGCAGTCGGAAATCTTGAAGACGCAGCAACAGGAGCACCAGAAGTCGATAAAGACACTGACGGAGCTGAACTCAAAAGCGCAAGCACTAGTCGCTTCAAGCGACCCTCTCGCTTTTCAACAAATTCAAGCGATGAATCAAACTTTAGATTATAGTGGTTACCAGGACTACGACCCATCCGACGAGGCTGAATCGGAAAGAATTGCAGCCAGGAACCCTAACCTTGCAGCGGGAGACGACTTAGATGCCCAAGACGCCAGACAACTATTCGCTGAACTCACTGGAGTTGAACCAGAGTTCTACGGTAATTAAATTACCTGAGGACGGTTTAAACATTGAAAAGTACCGTGAAAGCGAAGAGGCTGCAAAGCTAGTTGCTTGGGTACAGTCCGAATGGACTAAGGCTAAAACTGCTCGTAGCCAAAAGCAGCTGCAGTGGTTTCACAACATGTCAATGTTTTATGGGCACCACTGGGTAGAGCAGACTCGCGGTAACTTCCCTGAAGACTACCGAGACAAACTGTTTACCCCGCGTAAACCGTATTACCACCAGCGGAAAACTATCAACCGTATCCGCTCCTATGTTCGGTGGGAAATGTCGAAGATGCTCTCGTCATTTCCCACCGCTCAAGCTATTCCTGCGTCCAGCGAAGACCAGGACCAGCGTGCAGCTTTTGCCGCTGAGCAGGCTTGGACCTCCATCAGTGACTCTAAGAAGCTACGACAGCACATGTCGCGTGCCACCTGGTGGACCATTGTTACAGGTAACGGGTTCCTTAAGACACACTGGGACCCGTACTGTGTCGATAAAGTTTCCGGCGAGTACGGAGACATCAAGTATGGGCACGTAACCCCTTTTCACCTGTTCGTGCCTGATGTACGGGAGCAAGACATTGAAGACCAGCCTTTTGTCATTAACGCATACACTAAGCCGGTGGCTTGGGCGCAGCATTACTTCGCTAAAGAACTTGGCGATATTAAGTTGGCTCCTAGTACTTCTGCTGCTAACCAAATCCTTGATGAGGCTTATCTCAACCTTGGTAACAGTAAGGCACCGGATAGTGTCATTGTTTACGAAACTTGGGTAAAGCCCGGCGCTACTAAGCTCCTGCCTCAGGGTGGTGTCATTATCAGCGTTGACGACGTTCTCATCAGCGTTCACCGTGACGGCTTCCCCTACGGTCACGGCATGTACCCATTCACCAAGTTTGAGCACATCCCCACCGCAACGTTCTACGCTGACAGCCCCATTGTAGACCTGTCGCAGCTGCAGAAAGAGTACAACGGTCTGCGGTCAGAGATTTCTGAGGCCGGACGCCGCATGGCCAAGCCACAGTTGATTGCGCCGATGGGCTCTATTGTTCCATCTAAGCTGACCAACGAGCCTGGCCTGGTTATCCAGTACAAGCCTGGTATGGCCCCACCCCAGCCTTTGCCTCTGTCGCCTCTGCCCCAGTACTACCTGGACCAGCAGGAGCGTGTGTTGAATGACTGGATTGATATTTCTGGTGAGCGGGAAGTGTCGCGTGGTGACACACCTCCTGGTGTTACTTCTGGTACGGCTATCTCGTACTTGCAGGAAGCATCTAACCAGTATCTGACGCCTCAGTTCCAAAGCATCGAGGCGGGTATTGAGAAGATTGCTACACAGACCATTGAGTTGTTTGTGCAGTATGTTGACTTGCCCCGTAAGATTCGGACAATCGGTGCGGATGGTGCGTTCGACACAATGCAGTTGCGGGGGGCTGACATTGCTTCGGGTACTGACATTCGTATTGAGCCCGGTTCCAGCTTTGCTAAGTCTAAGGCTGCTCAGGAAGCCCGTGTTATGGACATGTTTGCTGTCGGTATTATCGACCAGCCGACAGCCGCGAGAATGCTTGAGGTTGGTGGTGTGCAGAAGATTATGGACACCATGAATGTGGCAGAGCGTAAAGCCCAGCGCGAGAACATCAAGATGAAAATGATGTCGTTGGAGGAAATTGAGGCTAAGCGCATGGAGGCTATGCAAGAGATTATGGCTAGCTTGCCTCCCGAGGCTACGCAGGACCCCAACATTATGGCTGAAATTGAGAACATGCCAGCTCCTGCTGTGATTTCTGTCGATGACTTCGATGTTCACGAAGTCCACATTGAGACGCACAACAAGTTCCGTATGTCGCAAGAATACGAAATTTTGCCTGACGAACTGAAAGCCCAGTTTGCCGACCACGTGGCCCAGCACGAGCAGATTCTGCAGCAGCGTGCA